GTGAGGTCCGCCGGTCACGCTGATTCAGAGGGGTATAATTTTAGATCCGCTGTAAAAGAAGTTAATTGGTTAATGAAACAATGCTTAATATGGGTAAAACAAACAATGGTTATGGGCAGACAAGACTATCAGTGGAAACACGAACCTATACTATATGGATGGAAAAGTGGATCTAGTCATAGTTGGTATTCAGACAGAAAACAAACAACAATATTAGAGTTTGATAGACCAAACAGAAGCTCCGATCATCCCACAACTAAACCAATAGAGATACTTGCGTATCTTATAAACAATAGCAGTAAAGCAGGAGATATTATATATGATAGCTTTAGCGGTAGTGGTAGCACTCTTATAGCCTGTGAACAAACAGACCGTATTTGTTATGGCATGGAAATAGACCCTAAATATGTAGATGTTATTAGGAAACGCTATTGGAAGTTTACACACGATGGTAATGAGGAAGGATGGGAAGATGGCACGTCCAACTAAAATGACCGAACAAGTATTGAAGGATTTGCGAGCAGCATTTCTTATTGGAGCCACTAAAGAAGAGGCTAGTGCTTATGCTGGCATAAGTAAAGTAACTTTATATAATTATATCGAAAAGAACCCTGAGTTTATGAACGAGATTGAGGCCTGGCAAGATGAGCCTATATTAAAAGCCAAGCGTAAGGTGGTATCCGAGCTAGATAAAGATGTTAAAAACGCTCAATGGTATCTAGAGCGTAAGCGTAGAGATGAGTTCGCCACTAAGAGTGAGATTAGTGGCAATATAGATTTTAGAGAAAAAGTAATACAAAGTTATGGAGGGCGTGAGGGTGGCATCAATGACATTCCAAGACCTGAAGAGATTACGGACGGATCATCTCAAGACAATTCATGATGTTGAGTTCTATGACTATCAAGAGATAATTAGTGATCGTATATTATCTGCACTTATAAACAACTTGAATATAACTCGCAATTCAACACCAGAACAGATTGATCAACTCCGGCAAGAAGAACTGGCTTTTGAAGTATCACGACAAGGCGGTAAGACTTATTGTGTAGGCTTGACTGTTGAGTTTATTATGACTTGGCTGGCGTATAAGTTTAAACGGCCTATACGCATAGGCATATTTGCACCACAAGTCGATCAAGCTAGGCTATCGTATGAAATTACTAGACGTGCTTTACGGCCTATCAAGGGATTGATTGAATCAGATGCTGATATGCAACAAATGGTTAAAGAAGAAGAAAATGCCAAACGCCTAGTATTGCCTGATGGTTCAAGCTGTTTAATAGCACCTATAACAACAACATCTAAGATTGAGGGTTTAACGCTTGATTTGATTATAGTAGACGAAGCTCAGTTAGCTGATGATGAGATACTTACCCACAGTATATTCCCAATGGGTAAAACTACTAACGCCCCTCGTATCTATATCGGTAAAGCCGGTACGCAACTATGCCGTTTTCATACTTTATCTACAACAGGGCAAAGTTATAAGGCTTATTTTGAAAAGGTAGCCGAAGATAGACGTAAACTATACGAACGCACCAAAGACGCTAGGCATTTAATCTATGAGAAGTCAGTTAAAGAAGATATAACTAAACTAGGCATTGACGAAGATGAGATCCAACGTGAATACTTTGGTAAGTGGCAAATCGGTACTGGCCAGTTTGTGACCATAGAACAACTAAAAGAGTTAGAGACTGATCGCCGGTACTCACAGGCCGAACATCAAAGAACAACTAAAAGAGTTAGAGACTGATCGCCGGTACTCACAGGCCGAACATCAAATGGAATGCTTTGCTGGTATTGATACAGCTAAGAACCCTGACAGTACAGTAGTGACAGTATTGCGTTGGAATCCTGAACTAAAGAAAAAAGAACTACTAAACTGGCTGGAGCTTAAGGGTGAGAACTATAAACTACAATATGAAACTATTATGGAGTTTCTACATCGCTACAATGTGGTCGGTTTAGCAATTGATTCAACAGGTCAAGGGCAGTTTATGCCGGACTGGATAAAAGAAGATACTGAGTGGGCTGATGAGAATTCTGGACTCTATGAGGTAAAATTTACATCGCAGTCTAAAGATGGTATATACCGCAACCTTAAAGTAACCATACAGGACTCCTTGACGACACTACCGAAACTCGATACAAATAGTGGTAGGCGGTTCACAGAACAGCTTGTCAATTTACAACAACAATATAAGGGCCAGTATCTGAGTGTGGCCCATCCTGACGATCCAAAAGCACATGATGACTACCCTGATAGTTGGGCTTTAGCTGAGTGGGCATTTGCTCAATGGAACCAAACAGCTAATGCCGTAATAGCGGTGGTTGATGGTAGTGAGCAGGAGCGGAAGGTAAAAAAGGATGATGAGGGCCGAGTAACCGATTACTGGCCCGGACTAGAATTATGAGATTTAGACTACCATTTATAGGCGAAGTTATAAGCGGCAAGGACACATTGCCCACGCCAGCACCAAAGCAAAAGGATGCTGTAGCGTTGGGTAGTTTTCTGGACTTGGGTCAGAAGAGCTTGAGTAGTGAAAAGACCATATCACCAAAATTGATTGAATCATTTTATGAGTGGGTATATGTCAACGTCACAGCTTTATCCGAAGAGGTATCTAAACTCGAACCAGAATTGTACCGGGTAGATATTCGTGGTGGCCAATATGAGCTAACCGAGATTGAAACCCATCCCATCTTAGATTTGTTAGATAGATTCAATGACACTACTGCAAAGACTGATGGCTTTTACTTAACTCAATCGCATCTAGAATTAACTGGTGATGCGTTTTGGTATTTGGAAGATGGCGATAATCAACGACCACCTAGCAACATTTACTTGCTACAACCTGACAAAATGGAATTAATCTTAGGTGATATATCAACTGGTGCTAGCCGATTGGTTAATGGGTTTAAGTACCAGACCAGTCAAGGCGGCGAGACCATATCGCAGAGTTATACATACGACGAAATACTACATTTCAAAGTACCTAATCCAAAGAACCCTTATCGTGGCTTTTCAGTAATTGAAGGTATTGCTAGTTCACTTGATCTAGATACCAACGCTTTAATAGCAGCGTTGAACTTCTACCAAAACGGTATGATGGCCCAATTTATGTTGCAAACTGACCAAAGACTAACAACCGACCAACTTAAAAAGCTACGGTCTGAAATGCGTGCAGCTTACTCTGGTTCACAGAATTTCTGGAAGGTGCCGATCTTTGGTGGCGGTATCAAACCACAACAGATTCAAATGTCTAGCCGTGATGCTCAAATGATTGACCAACAAGCCTGGTTGCGAGACAAGATCATGGCAGCATTCAAGAATACTAAAGCATCAATTGGTATAACCGAAGATGTTAATCGGGCTAATGCTGAAGCTAGCTTGCTTGGTTGGAAGCGATCAGTGATTAAACCAAAACTGCAACGTATCACTGACACGCTTAATGAGTTTCTAGTCCCACGCTATGGCGACAATCTAATACTTGGTTTTTGTGACCCTGTACCAGAAGATCGAAGCCAGAAGATTGCTGATGCCACCGCTTTAGTGGGAGCTGGTATTATGACAGTCAATGAAGCTCGTGAAGAGGTTGGGCTAGACCAGGTAACTGGTCAAGATCAGTTTCTAAATCAGGGCCAGCCAGTATTAGCACCAGGTCAGTTGCCAAAGAGTGTTCAGAATGTAAACTACAAATCAGTATTCCGTCGTAATGGTGTTGTTGCTAAAAAACAAGCCTGGGTTAATACCTATGAGGCTGCCAAACCATTAGTCAAACAAATCAAAGGCAAACAATACGCCAAGCCTATCCAATTGACTGAAAAAAAAAGTGAAAAGAAGCGGTTTATGGGTGATGATGGCCGAGCCTATCAAACCAAGCAAATGACTCTAGTTGATGAGACTATAGATCGGCTAAACCTAAAACTAGATAGCTATTTTGAGGGCTTTACTAAACGCATAACACCACGTATTGAAGCTAAGCTACGCAAGGATATAGTCAATGGTGAGATCATTGACCCAGAAGAGGAAAAGAACGAACTGACTACACTGCTACTGCCGGTGTTTGCAGGGCTAGCAACAGCAGCCGGTGCTGCGGCTTTGCAGTTGATTAACCTAGACAAGCCATTTGTGTTGAGTGACCCACAGTTCGGCTATATAAGAGATAATATAGATAAGTTTGCTACTAGCTTACTGAGTACAGATAAAGATAAGCTGACTAATATCATTAACGCCGGGATTAACGCTGGTAACGGCCCAAATGTAATAGCTAGAGATATAACGGCTGAATTTTCACAATTCACCAAAGGGCAAGCTACAAGAATCGCCAGAAGTGAATCATTGCGAACTCTAAATCATTTCAATATCGAAGCCTGGAAAACAACCGATGTGGTGATTGGTAAGCAGTGGCTATGTGACTCCAATCCTTGTGAATGGTGTGAACCGCTAAATGGTACAGAACTACCGCTAGAGGATAACTTCTTTGATCTAGGTGACACTGTGACTAGTGCCGAAGATGCTGAAATGATTGTAAGCTATCTGCCGATTGAAGGTGGTGAGCTGCATCCTAACTGTGAATGCACTGTAGTGCCGGTGCTTAAATATGATATGGGTGGTGCTGGTGCAGCTGTTCGTGTAGAAGTTGGTAAAAACTTCTTTCCTATCTCTGAATATGCGCCAAATCCGGCTTATTTTAACAGATACGAAG